CTTGCAAGTCAAGCGCGGCGCGGATAAATTCTTTCTCGTCTGTCGAAATAGACATCCGATTGATGGCGTCCGTTGCCTTAGCGCCTTCCTTTTCCGTAATGGCGCCGCCGCCTTTAAGCGACTCAAAGGCTTCAAGGAACGACGCACCTTTGATCTGGTCAAAGCGAGACATGAAACTCGCGGCGTCAGTGCCCGGAACAAACCGTATGCCCGGAAGCCAAGTGGCGCCCACGGCGTTTTGAAAGCCGGGGTGAGGTCTGGACCCCTTGAGCAGTTGACCTTTGTCGTCTCGCTTGCCGATCAACTCGTCGATCAAACGCACGCCTTCTTCAGCGCGACTGATGACTCTTGGCAACGCTTGCACCGCCGCCACATCGCCTTCAGCGGCTTTGCGGCCCACAGTGCGAGCAGCTTCAATACGTTGCTGAAACGCCGGGTCGGCGTCTCGCCGCGCGTTTTCCTCCAGTACCGCCACGCGGCGGCCCTCAAGCCCAAGCCGTTGGCCTTCCAGTTTGATGCGCGCGGCGTCGTTTTGAAGCTGTTGAAGACTAATTTCCAATCGCTGGGCTTCGCCTGGAGCCATCATTTTTTGGGCTTCTGTACCTTGCACAACGCGCGCCGCTCCCGGCCCGTACTTAGGCATGGAAACTACGCGGGTGACGTCGCCCAAATCTTGGCTGACAAAGTGCTGCTCCAGCGCCTTGTCGGCTTCCATCATCAGCCCGCGCACCGTCTCCGGCGAATACTGCTCGGGAATGAGGTTCGCCAACCCCGGCAAATTTTGCACGGTGTAACTGCGCCAATTTGCATATGCTTCAGGGGTCGTTACCGAAGGTAACAAATCGCGCGACTGCTTCATGCGGGCAGCAGCAATTTCTACTTGCGCTTTCTCGGCCTCGCGGGTGTCTTTTTCGCCTTTCAGCAACGTCTCGTATGCTTGACGCCCGGGCGCTCCATACGACAGCAACTGACCTCGGTTTTCCGATGTAAGCGTAGGGATAAACTCGCGCAGCCGATTTTGTTGCTCAACCCCGCGCTGGTACTCTTGCATCTTCAGCGCGGCCAACTGATTCTGCTGCTGGGCCTGCTGGATTTGGCTGACGCGGGCGTACTGCTCCAACGGGTCTTGCAGTTGCAGTCCACGGAACCCTTGAGCGATGACAGGATCAAGCGGCATCATCAGACCTTTCCGTAATTGACCGTCAGGTATCCGTCAACTTCGGCCACCGCGTCAGGATACACGTTCTGCACCTCTTGAGCCATCAGGCCAACGCGGCGCGGGCCACCCCAAATGTAGTTGAACGCATAGACATTCAGACCATCGTCGCGTGTGCCGATCTTAACGATGTTGGTCTTCAGACGAACATCGCTGTATTGCAAATCAACGCCTTGGTCGTAAGGCGTGCTTACAACCGACGAGCCGCCGCCAGCCGGCAACAGCCGATTGAGCAACTGCTGATTTTGCTGGTAGTTGAGGTATTGGCCCAAACCGCCAGCCAGTGCGTTCGCCCCGCCTATGTATGCCGACCCGCGCGCGGCCCCAGCGCCCAGCATACCCTGCGCAGCAGCCTGCCCACCAAGCATCAGATTCTGACCTGCGGCGCCGGCATAGTTCTGCCCAAGCGTGTTCATCACGCCAGCCGCAGATGGGCCGATTTGAGCCAACCCGGCCAGCCGGTTGTAAGCGTTGCCAAACTCTTGCGAGGCGACATCTTGGCCGTAGCGTTGCAGCGCCTTGCCGGTCGCCCCGCTCATCAGCCCACCGCGCGCCGCAGCCGACCGCTCCAGCGCCTTCAGCCCCTCGGACATACGAAACCCGTAGCCGGGGTCCATCTGAAGGAACTGTTGCGCTGCACCAGGCCCGCCGCTCATCAGCGCCCGCAGCCGGTTGTAGTCCTCAGTGCCGCCGGCAAGGAAAGGCTGCTGACGCGCAACCGCTTCCTCGTACATGCGCTGCTGCAGCGCATTGGCTTCGCGGCTTGCTTGCAGTTGCGCGTCGGCCGCAGACTGCGCGGCGCCAGCTTGTGCTTTTGCTGCGCTGCGAGAAGCAAGGCCGCCGATAACAGCACTGCCAAGAATCGCGGCTCCAGTTCCTATTGCCATGCTGGCACCTCTTTGATAAATGTGCGCTCCATCGGTCGAAAGCCCGCGCGAGCGTAAAGATGCTCCATCTTTTTGGCTCTTGAATCTTCCAGCGCGATCATAAAGACCGCCGCCGCGCCGTTGTCCTTAGCCCAACTTTCGATGTGCTTGAACATCTTAGCGCCTGCGCCGCTGCCTCTAGATTTTGGCGTCAGCCACCACCACAACTCTTGCGCGACCAGCGTGTTGGGGCTGAAGTACATGGGGTACAAAAGCGCCCCCGCGATCCCCACAATCTCGCCATCAATCTCAGCCAGCCAAACGCCCACGGTCGGCGTCTCAAGGGCGCCAAGGTAGAACTGCGAGTACCCTGCGTCGTCGAATGGAATGACGTTGTGCATGGGCGACGCCGCGTGAAACATCCGCGCCAACGCGATGTACTGCGGCAAATCTTCAGCAGTGGCGTTGCGAACAATCACGTCACCTCCCGCCCCGAGGCGCGGATGTTGATGGCACTGGCCGTGCCGGCGATTGTAGAGATGAAACCGCCCGGTGCCAACGCGAAGCCCACCAGTTCCGGGAACGTGTACGTCTCGGCCGGTTGCAGCGTCTTGGTCTTGACGATCAAGTTCTGGTTGCCGGCCGTATCGGCGCTCGTTACTAGGTTCACGCTGATCGTCGCCGCGCTGGCGCTGTAGTTGGTCGCGGTGAACTTGTCGATGATCGCCGTGACGCCGTTGGCGGTGTACTGCGTGGTTTGAGTGTTCTCGGCGGTCTTGGCCGGGATGAGTACCTTCACTGAAACAGTCACGATTCGATACCCCCGATATTGTTGGAGACGGTCAGGATGATAGACGGAATACCTGGGTGCGGGGCGACGGCGCCGGAAGCCAAAAGCTGCACGCCAAGGTTGGTGACGCTGAACATGAGTTCGACGTAATCCCCGGCCTTGAGGTTGAAGAAGTAGTTGAGCGCCAGAAACACCTCGGCGTTGTTGCCCTGCACGCGCGCCTGGCTCGCGGAGTTCGTCACATCCACGCCGTTGAGCCGGAACCACAGGTAAAACGTTTCGCCCGTGGCAACCGTCGAGTCCAGCTGAATGCTGGTCTGGAAGTTGTAAATGCCCTCGGTATCCACCGTAACCCGAGAGGTTGGGCTGCCAAGCGTCACCCCACGCGACAGGTCAGTCGTGTTGAACGTGATCGCCGTGGCGGTGTTGATCACGGTCGCTGTTTGCGTCGTGGTGTCGTAGAACGACCCGTAGCGGCTGCGCTTGAACCCCCGAGGCGGCGGCAACAGTTGCAACGCCTCGACTTCCTTGACCAACTCTGCGAGCTGCACCGCCGACGGCAGCGTGCCAATCTGCTGCTCCAGCGCGCGGCAGCAGTCGTCGTACCGCGCCATCATCGACGCAAGTTGCGCCTGGTCGTACAGGTTGGCAAAGTCGCCGCTCAGGTCTTGACTGGCCGGCGCAAGATTGGGGGAGTCGTTGTTCTCGGCCGAACGGAACAGGCTCAGGAAGAACAGATACCACTCCCGAGCAATCAGGTCCGTGCGCGGATCGATCAGCGGCACCCGCGGCGGGGTGATCGGCGTCGGGTTGGCGGCAGGCGACGTAGCCATCACGCCCTCGTCGGATCGATGATCAGTTCAGCGCCCATGATGGCGATCTTCACTGGATCGGTGCCGCTGACCTCGTACACCCGGTCGCGCAGTTTGAGCGTCATGCCGAGCCGGCGCCAGAAGACGCGGCGGTAGTATTCGCCGATCTTGCCCATGCCCGACCAATGTTCGTTGGACCATGTGTGGCCGCCATCGTCGCTCCACCGCAGCATGGCTTGCGGATCGCTACCTTGGCCAAGGTTCAACCCTACGCCGGACTCGCAGTCGAGTTGCAGGCTGTGATGCGCGGTGCGCTTGAGATTGTTCTGGCCGGTGGGCAGCGCGCGCCAGGACCGCAGCCACCGCTGAATCTGGCCATCGTCGGCGTAGACGGTCGGGTCGAAGGCGTACAGCTTGCCGTTTTCGTAGTCGCCTACGATCACCTCGCTGTTGAAGAACATCTGGCAGTTGCTGCGGTGCCGCGTGAACTCGCCATTGACCCATCCAGCGCGCTCATGCCAGGCGTTGGTGGCCACGTCGTACACCCAGGTCTTGTTGGCCGACGGGAACGTCAGGACGTAGAAGCTGTGGCCGTCTTGCTGGTAGGTGTACGCGACCGCATCGCTGATGTTGCCGTAAGTCTGGATGTGCCACTCGACCGCGTGCGTGCTGATGCGCTGGCCGGTGTAGCCGTTGGCCCGATAGACGATGCCTTGGCCACGGGCGTCTTTGCCAAGCCAAAACACACCGTTGTCCATCTTGGCCACCGAGAAGGCAGCCGCGCATCCGAGTTCGTTGTAGGCCCCTTGAATGCGCTGCAGCGGGAAGTCCGTCGCGCCCGAGTCGTACCAGACCTCGACGCTGTTGGTGCCGAACACCCAAATCTCGCGGAAATTTGACAGGATGGCCACCACGCCATCCGGCGAGCCTTCGGCGCTGGCGAAGTCCAGCGGATCGACCGAGGTGCCGTCAAGCAGCGCCGTCACCCAAATCTTCTGGCTGTTGGGTTCGTTGAAGACGAAGTAGCCATCCAAATAACCGACCGTCACCGCGCCGGGATAGTCGGGGTCACTGATCGGGGCGAAGACGTTGGTGTTGGCGTTATAGATGTAGCCGGGGCCGTTGGCTGCGACGAACAACTGCGTGCCGTTGTCGGCCATGCTCACCGGCCCCGTGCCGGCAATCGTGCCTAGCAGCGTGGCGGCGTAGTTGGCGGCGATCTTGTACAACTGCGTGCCGCTGACCACATAGCCGTAATTCCCAAACGTCCACAGCCCGCGGATCGGTCCGGACCCAACGCTGGTGAGCAGTCGCAGCCCTGCGCAGCGTTGCAAGAAGGCCGGCTCTTTGCCCGCTTCGGCGATGATCTCGGGGTAAAGGTTGACCATGCGGTTGTCCGCAGCGTTGACGCTGCGAGCCACATATGACGATCCGAGTATTGGGGACTTTATGATATACTCCTATCGCAGCAAGGAGCTACATCATGATTGAATGGAAACCACTTGTAGGCCACGAAGACGACTACGAAGTGAGCAACGAGGGTAGTGTACGCCGGGCTACGTCTCGCGGAAAATTTCACCAACGCTTTACGCCAGAACAGATTGATGCAATCAAGGCCAGTTACTCTAATGGGCAAAGCCAAAGAAAAGTAGCGGCGCTGTTCGGCGTTAGCCAAATGACCATACAAAAAATTGTTGCCGGAATCAGCTATGTGGACGCTAACCATGTGCTGGTGCCCGCGCGGCGGGCAGATGGTTATTGGTTTGTCACTCTGTCGGTTAACGGAAAACACACCCACAAGTCCCTTCACACCGCCGTTGCCGAAGCGTTTTTGGGCGGCAGACCACACAACGCTTGGATAAATCACAAAGACGGTGATAAGAGCAACAACCGCGTCAAAAATCTTGAGTACATGACGCCCGCAGGAAACATGCAACATGCGTTGTACGAGCTTGGCAAATCCAAAAAATTGACTTTTGATCAAGCCAAAGACATTTGGTACGCAAAACAAAAAGGCGAGAAACGCAAAGATGTTGCGGCTAGGCACGGCATATCCATCCACATGGTCACCGCCATATGGATGGGTAAATCGTGGTGGCACGCAAGATAGCATTACGCAACCACTTCAATTAACGCCCACGCCGCCCAGCCTGGCGCAGCGGTTGCGATGGCGTCCCAAACGTCAACTTGACCTTCGCCGCGATACAACTGCTGCACCTCGTAGAGGATGCCCACGGCAGTCGTGGTGTACGCCAAACACGCGCCCAAGCCCCACCAAGCGTGGATCGTGAGCGCGCCCAGCGCGCAGCCGATGGCTAGGACGCCAAGGGCGATGTGGAGCAGTTTGTCGCGTGGCAGCATGATCAATAGTTGCCGGCATAGATGTTGAACCGCTGCCGCGTGGCCACCAGCGAGTAAGGCATCGACATCACATCGTCCGGGTTGTTGATGCGCTTGAGGTTGCGCTTGCTGGTCATGGCGATGCGCTGCACTTGGGGCGAAGGCTCGACGCCAAACTCAGGCGCGATC